CCGCCAGCATTCATCTTTTTGACTTTTGCTTTAGGCGTGTTTGCAACGACAGTCTTGCCCTTCGCACCTTCACGTTTTTTCTTACGCGCAGTTGCTGCTCTTTCTGATTTACTCAAAGATCTAGCTTTCTTTTCCGGCAGACACCGGTCAGGGTTGCGTTTGTTCTCTGAACTACCGCATTCGCCAACAATGTCGCCCTCTGTGTTTATGCGAACCCATTTTTGATCAAGCCATTTTTTGAGCTCGCCCATTATCGACCCTTTCTCTTACCACCTTTTGCCTTTTTGGCATAATTCGGGTCTTTGCAATACTTACTAGCCGCCAAATTAGCGTAAGCAGAGGGGTAGGTATCAAAAGTACGTTTGGCCCAAGCTTTTCCTTCGGGGCAGATCTTGCTGCCTTTGCTCTTTTTTGACGCGCCACCGCCTTTGGCGTAGTACGTCAGCCCTCTTGGCATAGCGCCACGTGTCATCACCATGCGTCACAACTCCAATATCTAGCCGTGAATTTATCTTTCGCTTTCGCGGTATCGCACCCGTGGCGAGCCCTGAAATTTTTACGTCGACCGGGCTGATCTTTTTTGATCGTCATGTCAGGGTCGCCAAATCGGACTATCTTTACGTCGTTGCCTTTCTTCGCGAGAACTGCAGACTTTTTATTTTTGCCGGGTGTTCGCTTTGGCTGGTTGTATCCAGAAAAGGTTTCACCTCGGTACTGCAGACGACCAGACGGCAATCGTTTCACGTCCTTGGTCGTAGCCATTAATCGAAGCCTTTCCTCATATAAAGAATCACCGTGTAGGTGTCGTTCGCACTAGCGCCCACAGTCGTGAACTTAATATCACCCGTCTTGCCTGTCCCAGAGTTGTTGGTTAGGCCACCAAAGCTGCTGTAGTCATGGTCTCCGCTTTGGTTTTCTCCAAGCTCTATAATGAACGCATCAGTATCTGCATCAAACAAAAGCTGCACTTTCATACCGATACACTGCCACCAAATACGGTCGATAGTGACACCTGTGCAGGTGTCACCGTCAGCACTGTTGGCTAAAGCCGAAACATCCACTTTCGTGACTGCAGATTCGCCTGTCCCGTCTGAAATATTTGTCAGTTTGAGGACAGCGAATTTAGGACCATCGACTAAGGTTTGCGATGTTACTGCATCCGCCATATCGGACTCCTAAGATGCGTCAGAGGAACTGCTAATACCAAAGAACTTCAATACGATGACCGTATCGCCGCCCGGATCACCAGAAACTACAAGCTCTACTTCGTCAGCGGTAGCTCCCGCTGCTGTCGTGGTGCCACCTGACATTCCCAACACGCCGTTACAAGGGAAAAACCCTTTGAATCCCGTGCTATTGACGGCCGCAGAAATGCCATCCACAAAACCATCCGTATCTGCATCGGTGCCGATGTCATTCAAGTTAACGGCGTTTGCTGCCGCCGTGGTGACAGCTACCGTCACGCCCATAGGGATGAAGTTTACTGGGATGCCGATAGAGCCCTCTTTCCCGGTGGTAGCACCGTCAGCAACAGTAATCGTCGTGGTATAAGTTTGCAGCGTCATGGTGCTTGTTACGCCGCCAGTGCTGCTATTTTTGGTGATGTCTTGGAAACCGTTTTCTGAACGAACCGGTCCGTTGAAAGTCGTATTAGCCATTTGTGTCTCCTGTCTTGGCTAGTGTCAGGCACGGAATGCGCCTGTCAGGATGGAAGAACGATAACCAAGAAAGAGACAAAAAGAAAGGGCGACATTGTCGCCCTTCCAAAGCAGAAAAACCTGCTTTATGCGCCGGGTGTTCCGAACACGGAGCGCCAGTCGCTTACGCCGAAAGAGTACCTTTCGCGAGCCTTGAAACGCATGTTTCCTGTGTCGAAGTCGCCTTCCATCGCAGTGCGAATAGGCGTTCTTTGGAACAACTTGAAGCCATTAGGTGCGTCTGTCTTAATGAAGAACGCATCTGTGTCCGTCAAGAAGTGGTTTACAACCGCTCCATCTGGAAGCATACCCATAGACTTGTTGGCGTTGATGTCGTTGTCTGCCGTTCCCGGTCGCAGATTTGAGTTCAAAACTCTTTCCGCAATAAATTGTAGTTCTTTCGGGATGATAAGTTTCATACCGCGAACAGCAATTTTCAGACCTCTTTCATCAGTCAATCCAGCGATGTCAATCAGCATCTGCTCCAGCGAAGTCTCGTTGAGATCCGCAGCAGTAGACAACAGGTTGCGCTGGTTGCCAGAAAGTGATGGGTGAGCCGCTGAACACAGAGCCGCACCGTCACCAATGGGTGACGCAGTGCTAAATGCTTGGTTCAAGATAGTGGCAGCACGGATTTGCTTGGTTTGAGACATTGAACGAGCCAGCGCACGCGTATAACGCGCAGCCAAACGGTCGTACAAATTGTCTTCAATTGCTTCCTCAGTGATTGAAAAAGCTAGCGCAATGGTTTCGTGCGTATAACGTGCAGTGTATGTTTCCTGCGCGTCATCAAACGAAATTGCGCTGCCCTCTGATTTCACAGGAGCAGTACCAAATCCAGAAAGCATGACCTCTTCTTCAAACGCGCGGTCTGAAGACTCTTCGTCAAATATTTCTGAGTGCTCAAGATCGTATCGATCATACTCAAGCCCGAACAAAGCATTAAGGCCGGGTTCAAGCTCTTTCGCTAATTGTGCGCGAGTAATAGGCATTGAAATTCTCCTACCTTAGATGCCAGTTGTGGTGGCAGTGGTTTGTGAATCGAATCGTGCGTTCGGTGAGTTGTAGTGCGCATTAATACGAACAATCAACGGTATACCGGCCGCTGCAAAGTCATCGTTTGCTTCGTCATCGACGATGCCCATGATCTTCAGCGGTAGTGTTGCCGTTGTGTTGATTGATGAAACACTCAAAGCCGAATTCGAACGACCCGTGTTAGTTGAGCCCGTACGAGCAGACGTACCCAGGCTAGCGTTTGCAAAAACAGCCGTCAGTGCAGTTGCACGGTCGGTTAGTGTTGCGTCGCTTGCCACTTGGAAAGTTTGCATCGGATTATCAGCAACTAAAGCTTTGACAGGGAAATTTGTGTCAACGCTCACGTTGTTTGATCCGGGCCAGTAGTTGATAAACGTAGTCTTCTTCGTAGTAGAGTCGACATATTCTACACCTACCAAAACACCCAGAGCAGCAGTTGTACCGCCCGCAGTGTCTCCAGCTTGATCGATCACACCGGCTGAGGTGGGAACTACAATGCTAAATTGGAAGATGGCATTGGTGTTGTTGGAAGCAATTTCATACTTCGTGACACCAGTAGAATTGACGGCACTTCCTACAAGTCCTATCGGACGTAGACCGTACGCGGTTTCCTGATTTGCCATAAAAAGTCTCCTAATACCTTACTGATTACGAGGACCACCAAAAGTAACACGCGATTGACGTTCAGGTTTGCCAATGCGCATAGTTGAATGTGCGTTCTCGCGTAGAACATCAGTTTCAACAGCTTCAACTTGATCCGAATGCTTTCTATTAAAGTATTCGGTTCGCTCTGCAACCGTCTCTAAAGGAATTCTAGCAAGAAGCAATCCGCCAACTCCAAACACTCCTTCGTACTTGCCCGTCTCTATAGTAGGTGCCTCAAAATCGGGGTATTCATCTCGTCGGACTAACTCGTAGCCCTCTCGGAGTCGTGCGCTGATATTACTTGTGTCATCAAAGCCACGCGTCTCAGCACGAATCCAACGATGTTTAAACCCCTCTGGCGCGGGTGGAGCATCTAAATTTGACTTAGGGGACCACGGCTTGCGTTGTGCAGTCGCAGCCCTCGATGATTTTGCGCGAGAAGTTTTTTTGATTGCCTCAATTTCTTTATCTGTTGAATCCATCTTCTTACTCCTTCACGTATTTCGCATATTCTGTTAGCGGCACACCCAATCGTTTGGCAATAGTGACTTGGCTCGGGGTGAGACGAACCTTCTTGCCGCGTCCCCCTTTTGTGGGACGAGAAACGCCAGCAACCGTTTGGCTTGGCTGGCGGGTTTGAGAAACTTCTTCACCACGATCTTCAAACTTGTGAGGAAACGCGTCTCTCATGCGTGAATCCAAGGCATCATAGTATTCGTCACTGGTCCCGTCCATGCCTTTGTCATTGATCAGTTCTTTGTGAATACCGAATGCTGCGAATGTCATTGCAGAGTCTTCGCCAAACCACTCGTTGTTGGCGGCCCAATCTTCTGCTTTAGGATCTGGTCTCTGTGTTTGCGGGGCTGGTTGATATACCGGCTGCTGCACTTCGGCTTGCATTTGCGCAGCCTGTGCCTCTCTTTGCGCCCTTGCTTGGGCGTGGCGATCTGCAGCCACAGCAAGCTGTGATATTTTCTCTTGTGCGGCTAGTTGGCGGTCGGTGTCACCAGTCTCAATTGCAGTTTTAAGCTCGTCTTTCGCTCTTTGCTGCTCAGAACTGACCCGATTGCCATATTCATCGATGTAATTTTTGTCAAGATTGTGCAGTCGCTGTTTAACACTTTGGTTTTCTTGTTGAACAGCTTGTGCATATTTGACCGCCTCTTCGCGCTCTCTTTCTGCCTCTCTCGCACGTTTCGTAAGCTGGTTAATCCGTTTTTGCACAGACTTGCCATACTGTTCGTGCTCATCAACCGCCTCTGTTTCAACGACAGGCTCTTCTGCTGGCGCTGGACTTTGAGGCTCACCCCCCTCATCTTCTAGAATTACTTCTTGTGCTTCTTCGTCAAAATCAAGATTAATCTGACCATCATCTGCTTCATGCGCAGGACTAGACTCTGCCATTTTTATCCCCTAACCGTGGTAAATATCTTTTGGATCTAAAATCGTGCCTAAAATTTCGTCATCGTTCAGCATGCGAACCTCGCTCCCAAAGGCAGCTTTTTTGTCGCCGTTCAAACGAAAACGTGACCCAGCGTACCGTGCGAAAATCACCCAATCGGTCTCTTTGCACCAAGGACCAGACGGATAACGCTCTTTGTCTTTGTACGCTAGCGGCCCTGCTTTCAAGACGTAGCCGACTTGCGTCTGTATTACGTCTTCTTCAATAGTTTTGGGGGCCAACAAAATACCGCCATCACTCTTTGCAGGTGGGCGGAAAGGCATGATTAAAATGCGCCATCCCGTAGGTTGTGGCAGGCGATCTACAAGTTCTTTATCAATTAAGGACGGGTCTAAAACCAAATCTTTTTCTGCGACGTAGCTACTGGACAAATCCAGTGCTTCATTCGGGTCAGGCATCTCTTTGTTCCTGTTTTTCCAGCATTTCAGAAAGTTCCACCAAGACGTAATCGCACGCCCTGATTTCACCCATGCACTCTCTGTAATGTTCCATGTCTTTTACCCCGCCTTCAGTCATGAGTTCTTGAATTTGGGCTTTGCGACCTTTTAATGTTTGTTGCACAAATTGCACAACATCTAGATCGTTCAAGGGTTTTCCTTGTCGTTTACTCTCCGAGTAACTCCGATACTATCGCTTTTTATGCGATTGTAAAGCGGCCCCCACGCAAAGCGGCCCCCATGCCACGTTTTTGACCACGGGTTATCTTTGCCGTCATCGTGTTCGGCGTTGCCTCTTCTTGGGCTACAGCGTATGGAATACTGCCCTGCCCTTCGATTTCAGCTTTTGCCACAGGAGTTGGCGGTTCTTTTGGGGTTACCCCATCTAATTTAACTTTGCTCATTGGTTACCTCTTTGCTTGAGTAGTTCACGCTCGATGCCCGCTTGAATACGTGCCTGAGTTTGTAGTTCTTGGCTTTGCAGCCTTTGTTGGAAGTTCGCCTCTCGTTGAGCAAGTTTTTCGCGCTCAAGCTGTAATTTAGCCTGCTCTTCGGACACGTCGTTTTGCTCTTGTTGCGCCTTGAGTTGCAACTCTTGTTGTTTCAATGCAATCAAAGGATCCGGCCCTTGC